GGAAGCGTCTTTGTTGTGCTTCTCGACCTCTGCCCTGACCATCTTTGCGAGAGCCTGCATCTGCGGGTCTACGGTGATGCTGATATTGGCCTTGTTCGACACAGCAAGCAGCGCCGACAACTCAATTTCAAAATCACCGTTCACTTTTGTAGACGGAACTTCCACGCCGCGCTCATCCTGCATAATGAACAGGAGTGTTTCGGCATCGTCGTTCAGTCTGCCGTAAACGCCCACCTGATGCATGATGTAGGTTTCATCTGCACCGGTGATCTGGATTTTTACCCGCCGGGCAGTTTCGCCGTTGCTTTCAACAGTTTCGATGTCCAGCAATTTCAGGTCATGTGTTTCGCCGCTTACCCCGGTTTCCTCCGAAAGGTCTGCGTCTGCCGTGCCGGTGCCGCTCACAGCGCGGGTGATTACCAGCGCACCACCGGAGAGAGATTCCGACAGCAGGGCGGCACCGGCGGCGGTGTAGTTAGATTTTTCCCAACTCACGTTGTCTGTCCTCCAATAACAATGTTTATCGCCGTGTGCGACCGCTCAACAGTGCCCGCCGTAAAGGCTCGTGCTTTCACTGCCTTTGCTTCAACGGCACCGGGCAGCGCCACGGCAACCTGCATTTTCGATCTTCCGACCGCACCGGCAACATACGCCTTTGCGCCAACTTCCCGCGGCTTGATCCTACCGGGGACCTTTACGGTGCAGGATGTCGCCATGCCGCATGGTACGGCGGCGATGTAGGCGGGCGATCTTTCATGCGGTTCGATGGTGTAGATGATGTGCTCAAGGTGAGCAGTGCAGCGTTTTGTGTAGCCCAGCAGCTTTTCCATTTCTGCTGCGGTGTGATATGTTTCCTGATCGTCGGTGATGTCAACATACAGTTTCCAGAATCCCGGTGTCCCCTCATACGAGAACCATTCCTCAATTCTGGCTTTTTTGTAAATTGTCTCCACCTGTTCACGAACAGCCTTTACCGTTCCTGCATAACGCTGGATTTCAATTGCGGTTCTTACGAGCTTACGCTTCGTCTCAATATCGGCGGCAGAATCGTACCATTCGATTTTGAGATAGATTGCCATTTGATCCAGCATTCCCTCGCTACAGTTATCCACATCCGAGAACGTCATGCCCGTTGCCAGATATTCCAGCATCCGGCCTTGAAGTTCCCCGTATACTGCAGACAGCACCTTTGCCCACGGCTGTTCAGCAACGACCCGCGGCAGTCCATCTGCAATTCTCGCGTCCTGCAGCTTAATCATCCTCGACACCTCCGTAGATGATCATCGGGGTTCCGCTCAGTTTTGGGATTTGCACTGTTGCTTTTTCCAAATCCGAACCGCCTTCGACTACCATGTAAACCGGTTGTCTAAGCTCTACTCGTTTTACGCCAGCGACACGCAAGCGATAAATCAATTCCATCGGGCTAATGTCTCTCCCGATGGAGCGCTGCCACTGCTGAAATTCCTCAACAGCTTTTGTAACGTTTTCCTGAACAATACTTGCGCCCTTCGCGTTGCCCGCTCCGATATAATAGGTAAAGTCAATTCCATACTCCACTTCTTCCGGGGCCTTACAGATCACCTGATCTGTCATGGGGCGTCGAGCTTCGTTCATCAGATATGCTTGCATTTCGCTCATATCCTTTTCACTCGGCATCCTTCCGCCCGTCAGCATGAAAAAGATATACACTGTGCAAGGCTGGCTCCGTGGACTGACTGCAATTGCATTTTCCACATCAGAGCGGAAGCTCATTGCCCAATACTCGTAGGCGTCTCGCGGCCCTGCGCAACTATACGTTGTCGGTGACAGCCAAATCCGCCGGGTCAAGCTATCGTCGCTTTCCGCGTCTGCGCCGCCGCTGGATGTATCCACATTCTCCACTGCCGCAACATAAGGAATGGCGTCTACCAGCGTATCGACAACGCCGATTGGAACGTCGTTTCCGCTGGCTCCTACCACCTCGGCTTGCGCCAACACATCAACATAGGTCTCGCCAATGGCAATCTGTGCATAGGCCGCTGTGGCAAAATAAATACCCGCGGCAGTTCTGACGCGGGTTCCCTGTGGAATCATTACAACTGTTTTTTGTTCAGCCGAAAGATTAAATCGGATTGTCACCGTTGCATAGGTTGCTTCATTCCGCTTCACGCCGAACGGAAGCCCCATATTATCCAGCGCTGCACCCGTTGCTGTTTTCAGCAAGGCGCAGCGGGTTCTTTTTTCTGCAACCTGCAGCACCATGTAATACAGCTCAGAAATACTTTTCAGCGTAAGAGTGATTGGGTCAGCACTGTGCAACGGCGGGGTTGTTCCGTTTACCGCTTTGTAATTTCGGGTGTAAATTTCTGTCACCAGATTATTTACATCCTCAAGCGTCATATTATCTGTGACGCTATACTCCGGGATTTCGGCAAATTCAGCGATATTAGACAATGTTTATCACCACCTTCGGTCGAATGTTCCCCTGCTGGCTTCGGCTGGTTTCATAGCTTACTTCCAGCACTTGTGCCCTCGGTTCGTACTTTTTTGTCTTTCGGATGATCTCTGCCGTGAGCTTCGCTTCGGCAGCTTCGGCTGGCAGGCTCAAGCAGTCCATGTTCAGGCCAAACTCCCGGTCAAGTGCCTGTTCACCTTCTCGGCTCCCATAAAGCGTCTTGAGACAGTTATATACATCCCGTTCTTCTGTGCTTTCAGACGGATTGATCTCTACATCAATATCGCCCAGTATCAGCTTTTCCAGCTCACCGCTCATGTGTACTCCTTTAGCGTCAAGGTCAGCTTTCCGCTTGTCAGTCCCCAGAACCGATGTACCGCGCCCCATTCATCCGCTACTTTTTCAAGCATAAACGGATTTTGAGAAACCGGCCTGTTGTTGATGATGAAGTAGTCTACTGCTCCGGCTTCGCACAAATCCATTAGGGCGTCAAAGACCTTTCGCGGATTTACTCCCAGCCTTGAACTAAGCGTAATGTTGAACTGATACTCTCGCAGGCCGGGACTTACATATTCGCTTTTATCTTTTCCGCCGATCACGCTGTGCGTCGCCCAGTTGCTCGACGTACTTCCACTGATGTTGTCCGGCGTAAGAACTCGCCAACTTGATACTGTAAACACCAGTCCAGCAAAGCTACCGATGCTGCCCCATGCCATAAAGAACACCCCCTCACTTTACCGGGACGCCGGTATTCCCCGAAACAGTATACGGGCCAGCTTTTGCCGACCCGTCATGTTCGTGCTTGTGATTCACAAGGCTTACGCCATTGATTTTGCAGTCGCCAGAGCCGCCCGAAATATTCACCGTTGCTCCTGTGATTTTCACCGTCGTTCCGGTAATTTCAATCGTTCCGCTCTGGCAAACCTTGACGGTCGAAGCCCCGACCTTGAAGATCACGTCCCCACCAACAGTGAAGTCCAGATTTTTACCGATGGTCTCTTTTGCATTCCCGTCGATTTTTTCTTCATAGTCTCCGCTATCTCCATCGTATTGTTCAAAGGCTTTGCCCTTCTTATCGTTGTAGTCATACCGGTAACGTTGTTTCTTTCCACCGACCGGCTTGTTATCCTCATTCCAGAACGTTCCGATGCACGTTCCCATTTCCTGACTATCGGAATTGTGGAGAACGCAAACCATAGCACCGACAACCGGCATCCGGTACAGCGCATTTGAAACCACACAGATTTCATCGGTCACAGAACCGTCCCGATCTTCATATGCAACTTCAATTGTGCCATCCTCGTAATTCACTTTGGACACTGTGCCAATGCGAATGACGCTGCTCATCGTGTCACCCTCCCACTCTGCTTGCTGAGACCTTCGTCACAAAACCGCCGGATTTATTCATGGTGTGCCCTACACTGTCCATGTAATATTTTCCGTCGATTTTCCCATATCCTTCCACGTCAATACACTGCGTCGCGCAATATGTCAGGTTTCCCATAGTTGTAAAGGAAATGGTTGTAGCCGAATGGTTTTTGTTGTCGATAGCCGCCTGCAGCTGCCGTTTTGCGTCCGCTTCACTTGATGCATACTGGTTTAGCTTCAACATCCGGTCTGCCGTTCCGATTGTCACCTTGATATTCACTTTTTTCTTTTGGTTGGAATAAGTGAACTCGCCTCCGGTGTATGTTCCTGCCAGCGTTGTGTTCCAGCTCAACGAGCCGGGCACAATGTCAATCGGTTTTACCGTTGCTACCGAATCCTTTTTCTTGTACTTTTCACGGTCAAAAATCCAGATTTTGTTCCGGTATGTTTTGAGGATCAGCCCGTATGTGCTGCAAATTTTCTGCAAGAAAGAGCTGTCATTATCGTCCTGTTCTTTCAGAGCGATGCTGACATCCTCTGCATCCATCTTGCATTCCAAGCCGTACCGCCCAGCAATGGTTTCTGCAATGCGTTTGATGCTCGTGTTCTTCCAAACCTGCTCTCTGTTTTTTTCATGAAAGCTCGTCCCGTTTGGCCGGGCGACCGCTCCAATCGTCAAAACATCCGGGCAGGCCGAAAAGCTCAGATCATCAACTACCAGCGTTCCACAATCCAAAACGGTTCTATCCCCCTGCACGATCCAGTTTGTCGTGCAGAGGGTCGGGTGCAGCACAGCTTCCTTGTCTGGCATCCACGAATCGATCCACTTGTGATCCATCGCGTTTACCTTAATAGAAAGGCTGTCACTCGAATCCGAACCGCTATCGGTGTATGTGAAGTTTTCCACATCTTTGCGGATGTCGCTTGAAATGTCCTTTCCGTCATATTCAAGCGTCAGGAACGCTTGACGTGGCGTAATCATCCTTCACACCTCACCTTTTCCAAGGCGGCAGACTTTCGTCTGTTTTTGCCTTAACTTCCACTTCCGGCGTGGCAAGCACCACCCCGGAATCAAACTTGTACACCTCGATATACTCCCGGTTGGCAGTCATCAGCACATCGGCTTTCAACTCGTCACCGTAGACAGTTTTTGCAATACCATCCCAAGTGTCACCGCTCTTTGTCGTGTAAGACATCAGGCCACCTCCTTATGCATACCGGGTTCGATTGTTTTCTCGGTTGTATTTGTCCATAAAGGCTTTGAACTTTTCGTACTCGTCCTCCATAATCGAAGCAATCTGCTGGCGGTCTGCATCACCAGTGATTGTGATGTTCGGAGCAAATACAAACTGCGGAGAGCTTCCGCCGTTGCCGCCGGGTACAGGTGTATTCTGATATGCGCTCACCAGGATTTCGGACAGCGTGCGCCCGGTATCCCTCGGCGGCAGCACATAAAGCGGCGTTCCTGTGTCTGTAAGGACACCGTCCTGCCAGCTTGAAAGCACCGTGCCGCCGTTGTAGTTTTTGGCTGCTTCGGTCAGTGCAATGGTTACAGGGCTGTCACTTCCGAGGTACTTGTTCAGCAGAAGCGGAGCAACATCAGCTGCAAGGCTGGTCGCCGCCAGTGCAAGCGAAGCGTCACCAGACATTGAGTTGTTGGCGACCGTCCATAGCATCGACAAAGCGTCGCCGGTGGTTCGGATGCCATTGGAACGCAGTGCGTACTTACCGTATGCTTTGGAGAAATCAATCAGGTTGTCCAGTTTTTCCTTGCTTCCGTCGGTGAAACCGCCGTTTGCAAAATACCGTACACCCGCCGCACGAGTTGCATCCTCGCCAGACACTCCCAGCATCCGGCCTGCACGCACCCAGTTTTCGACGTTGCTATCGTGAACACTAGGCTTGAAGCTGATAACCGCCTCTGTTCCAGCTTCGCCTGCAATGCTGACACCGTGAGTAAAACCGCCGTTCGCAAAGGCAGGCATTGCAACTTCTTTCAGGTTGAAGCCGAATTGTTTTCCACCGAGGGCGGGCACCCAATCAGGCACCGTAAAAGACAATTTGTTCAACGTGCCGATGATTGCATTCACAACCGTAATCGTCACCGATACAATGCCCTTTATCAACCCGACGATGCCCTGAATAACCGGTTCAATCACCGGCAGTAGTCCGTGGATCACATCGACGACGAGCTTGATTGCGTTTATCAGGGTTGTGCCAACCAGACTGATAATCATGCTTATCAGCGGCGACACTGCGGGGAACAATTCGTTTACAGCGAAGCTCATAATATCAGCCAGCAGCGGCTTAATATGATTCACTCCGAGGTCTACGATCTGTCCAATCAGCACTTTCACCGATTCGATAATCGGTATCACTGCCCCGAAGGTGGTTCCCAAGTCGTCGATACCGAAAATACTCTTTCCGCTCAAGCTCTGCTGGATGTTTTGCAGGTTTTCCAAAGAGAACGCATTGCTCACCGAATCGCGGACGTTGCCTGCAATATCGTGGATTTTACTCGTAAATCCATCAAACATTGCCAATCCCTTTTCGCCGAACACGCTCCCGACGATCTGGCGGATATCCTCAAAGTGATCTCCCAGCAGACTGACCACTGCGATGATTCCACCGATTCCGGTAATCACCGGGCCGAAGGTGCCGAGCAATCCCATAAATGCACCGCCCAATTTACCGGCTATCGGGCCTACCGCCGTGTTGGCTAGGCTCAGTCCAGAACCAAGGAACTTGAACGTGTCCCCTGTTCCTTTCGCAATTCCCCCGCCAACCTTTAAGGCAAATTGTCCAGCTTTAGTAGATGCCGCGCGGCCTGCCAGATTTTTTACGCCGCCAATTGCCGTTCCTGCAATGTTTTTTGCTCCGCCCAGCAATCCTTGTCCAAAGCCCATAGCCTTTTGGCCCATGTTCCCTACAAAGCCGCCAAGTTGTGTACCGGCAACTTTTTGGCCGATCCACTTTCCAACGCCGACCGTGTTCTGAATAAAGTCTGTCCCCGCCAGATTTTTTGCAGACCTTGCAACTCTGGCTCCGTATTGCCCTATCGAACTGCCTTTCAACAGTCCGATTATTCCGCCGGAAGCCTGTGCCTGCTGAATGCTGCCAAACAGCGCACTCGTTGCCTTTGCCATCCCAGCAGGTGTCTTTGCTCCAAACAGCTTTTTGCTGTTTTGCATTCCAAGGACGCTACCAAGGATGGTGTTCTGCACTCTCTGCCCGAAGCTAGGATTGCTGCCCGCCGGAACAGCGCTGTTTGCCAGCTGTGTTCCAAGTTTTGCAGCCTGCCACAGATTGCCAGCTTTTCCTGCGCCAGACACGCCCTTCTGTACAAGCCCCACAGGGCTTGCCGCCCCGCTTGCAAACTTCGTCGCGCTGGATACCACCTGCAGGATTTGCGGTGCAAACCGCATTCCTGCCCATGCCGTGCCGATACCCGCGATGGTCGTAGCTACCTTATCGCCATTATTCAGCAGATACTCAATTACCTGCCTTACACGTTCTGCAATATCCGGCAGAGCGGCGCGGAGGTCATTCAGCTTTTCGATGCCAAACCCGGCTACATCTTTCAGCACCGGAAGGAAATTATTTCCAACCTCAATGCGGACGGCCCGCCATGCGCTCCCAAGCATCGTCAATACAGATTCAGAGGTTTCGCATTTCAGCATAAACTCTTTATACATACTGCCGTTATACTTAGAAGCATCGCCTACGTCGTCCAGCGTTTTCACAAACAAGTCAAGATTGCCGGTTAGTTTTGCGCCACTCTCAATGGCCCACTGACCGAGCAGAGTTTTCAGATAACCCACTTGCTTGTCTTTCGGCTGAGTACCGATAGCGGTAAACAAACTTTTCAATGCTGCCGGGGCGTCTTTTTGCATATCCTTTGCAAACTGTTCCGCAGTAAATCCCAGCTGTTCAAAAGCCGCAGACTGTGCATCTGTAGCTTTTGAACCCATAGAAAGGTTCGTATACATCCGGCGGATGGATGTTGCCACTTTACCAGAATCAACGCCCATTGCCAGCAGTGCTGTAGAAAGCGCTGCCGTGCTCTGAACATCCATGCCAGCGATTTGACCCAGAGAGCCGGTGTCGTTTACGGTCTGGGCAATTTCAGCGGCGGTCGTTGCGTAGTGGGCACCCAGATAGTTAATCTGGTCTGCCAGCTCCATGACCTGATCGTGGTTCATGTTGAATGCAACTTCCCACTTTGCTGCCCAGTCGCCTGCCTGATCCGCAGAAATATCCATGGCCGTGCCCATTTCGGCAACGTCCTTTAGAAACCCGCCGCTTATTAGGTCATCCATGCTCTTTCCGGACTGACCAGCCGCAGCTGCCAGACGTGTCAGCTCTTTGGCGGTGTACGGAATTTGTGTGCTCAAGTCAAGAATATCTTTCGACATTTCCGCATAAGCGTCCGTTTTGACCTTTCCGTTCGCGTCCGTCAGACCGCCAACGTACTTCGTCACATCAAGCATTTCGCTTTCAAATGCAACTGCTTCTTTTGTTGCATCTACCAGCCCCGCTGTAATGCCGCTGGCTATGCCCACCGTTACTTTTGCGATATTCGCTGCCAGTTTCGATGCGCCGTTCGCCATACTGCTGAGCTGAGTATTCGCAGACTTTACAGCCTGCGTCAGCGAGTTATCAACGTGACCGCCGATCAAAATAGAAAGCTCTAGGGTTTGATTTTTTGCCACTCCTCCGCCACCTCCTCGTTGATTTCCACCAGCTCACGCACGGGCAGATTCAGGTAGAAATCTGCACTCGTGTGTGTAGCCGTGGCGAGGGCTATCGCCGCCTTTCTGATGGTTTTGTATCCGCCCTTTAGGCGAAAAAATCCTTGTGGTTCACCCCTGCGCGAAGCTGTACAGCCTCCGCCAGCGGCAGGCCGAGGAAGAATGCCACATCCTTACCGGTGGCCATAGATGCGATCAGGCAGCAGTAATAGTAGTTCAGGGTCTTTTCCGCTGCGCGAATATCTTCTTCCTCCATGCGGTTTTCCGCCTGACGGACGTTCATGCCGGTAAGGTTCGCCACGCCTGACAGGTCAACTTCGGTGTATTTTTCGCCCTTGTAGGTGTAGGGCTTGCCGAACTTCATGATGTGGCTGTGCTCGTCCTCGTCGCCATCTTCCTCTGCGGCGGCGCTACGGAGCGACGCCTGAACAGTCTGGCGAACCTTCTTGCTTGCGCCGATGGGAAGCAGCTGGAAAAACTCGATGGGGAGCTTCGTTGCGGCAGCGGCCAGAGCGTCGGTGTATGCAGTCGCAGTTTCAGGGGTAATCATCACGGCCATTTCGCCCTCGTTGTACAGTTTCTTGATGATGAGCACCGCATCCTTGATGGTCAGATCATCCAGACCGGACAGGTCGATCTCGGTATACTCCTTATCATCAAACTTGTACGGGCGGGCCAACTCGATCAGCTTCGGGTTCTTCTTAACCTCAGCGGTCTTGTCCTGTTCTGCGACGGAAGAAACATTCTTTTCCATGGTGGTTTTCCTTTCTGTTCAGATATAAAAATTGACCGCCCCGGTCTTTCGGGGCGG